TGTCGGCGACCACCTCCAGCGCCTGCGCCTGCGCCACGTCGAGGCGATTCCAATTGCGCGATGAGCGCATGAGCGTCTTGATGGCTTGCGAGTAGCCTGCAACTTCGCGGAACGCGCCGTGGGTCTGCTCGCGGTCGGATAGAATGTCCTGCGTGTTCATTTTGTAACCTTTCTTGCGTGGTAGCGTTGGACGGAATTAATGACGGTCGTATGGTCACGCGAGACTAGCTTGGCAATCTGTAGGTAGGACCAGCCGCGCTCGCGCAGCAGGACGTAAATCTCAGCGCGGGCGTTGACGTACTCCATGCGGTTGTTACGCGCGATCAGGCCCGGCCAGGTCAAGCCGTGCCGTTCCAGCACGGGCAGGATCGCCCATTTAGTGCTGAACGAACACATGGCGCCCGGCAGCGGATCGGGTGGCAGCGCGGGCAACGCCGGTTCCGGTTCCGGTTCCGGTTCGAATGTTAGCAGGACCGGTTCGGGCGCGGGCGCCTGCGGCTGCACCCAAGGCGGCGGCGGTCCAGCGTTAAGCCTGGCGCGCACGTCCCGGTAGTGGGCGGTCAGTTGTTCGAAGTAGCCGCTCATGGCACCATCTCCATGAGCCAGCGGCGGGCGTCCGCCTCATTGCGGGCGTAGCCCAGCGCGCCTAGGACGGTCACACAGCGCCATGCGCGGGCGTGGGTCCGCTTGTAGCGCACGGGTCCATAGTGGCCCAGCAAGCGCCCGTAGTAGGACACGGTGCGCGTCGCGTCGGGGTGTATTTCGGTCGTTATCATATGCTGGCATCTCCCGTTTTCGGATAGGGTTGCGTTGGGTAGCGCAGCGCAGCAACGATTGCGCGGCGTTCGGCGCCCTTGGCGTTTATGTAGACGTAACGGTGTTTGCGCGGGCGTGGCGTTAACGTGAATTGGTCGCCATATCGTTCGCGCAATTCTTGTGCCGTGAACCGATCCGCTATCGTTTGGCAATGCTTGTCTAAGCCTGTCACGGTCCAATTGGTTCGCTTGGCTGATAGCCCGGTATAGAGCCAGTTTGTCGCTTGATAAACGTAACCAACGTGGCCTTGGCTTGCGTCGGCGTATGATACGACGATAGGTTTACCGGCGTGGCGGATGGTGCGCCCGATCAGGAACGATTCGCCATTGCGAGGGACGGACGGCGCGCACCACAGGCGCGTTAACTCGACAACGTGCCGGGCGTATGCGTCGCCCGCTATTCCCCGGCGTAGCGGGGCGCTAGAAGGCGTCCCGTAAACAATAACGCCAACGCAAGCGTCCTGATCGAATAACCCGAATGCTACGCTACACGGCGCGGGGCGGTGCAAGTAATGTTCGCGCGTTACAATGTCCATTGCCAAGGCATAGCTGATCGGTTTCACGGTGTAATTGGATTTATGAAACCGATCAGGTTCTAGCACGGTCACGCCCTCCTGTTTTGAGCGCGCACGGCGCGCAGGATCTCCTGCCCATCGCTCGCCCATGTGCCGCTCGCGCACGGGCAGGGGTGCGTGGGCAGCACGCGCGCCAGTTCGCGCGCTTGCAGGGCGCGCACGGCGGCCATGACGGCCTGGCCGTACGCGTGACGGTCGGCGTCGGGATCGCGCCTGTAGCGGTCCAGTCCGGCGAGGTGAGGATAGGACTTCTGGTCACCGTGCGGGTCGGCGATGGATTTCTTGCGCTTTGCCATGTTTGTGATTCCCCTATTAGGCGTTCGGGCCATGAAAGATGTCTTCGATAACGCGCGTATATGCTTGGATGACGTCAACGCGGGTCAGGAGGTGGTCGCATGTGCCGACTAGATCTTTGCGCGCCTTGGTCGCGCGCCCGGCGGCCTTTAGGTCGCGCATGGCGATGTCAAGGCGACGCTTGGCCTCGGCGGCGAGCGCGGTTTTTTCCGCCAGGGTGGTGCGGCGGGCGGCGGTGGTCAGAGCGGCGGGGCGATAAACGGTCAGCATGTGCGTTAGTCCCTTGCGTTGTTTCGATGACCTATCTTCGCATATGAGCCGCGCTTGTCAACTATTGTTTAGCAGTATTTTGAACTATTTTTTAATTTTCTTTTGACATGTCAAAGACTTGACATGTCAAAGAGTTGACAGTGTCGGGATGTTGACATGTCAAACGGCTGACATGTCGGAAAGTTGACATGTCGGAAAGTTGACATGTCAAAATCCCGACAGCCGGGTCAAACCTCAATATCTATATAAAGGCCAGGGCGATCATCGCCCCTGCGGTTGCAAGGCCGATCAGGGTCAGGATGGCTTCGATGATCGCGATCATGGTGCGGTTCTCTCTGTGGTGCGGGCGGCGGGCGCCGTAGCGGGGTGCGGGTGGGTGGCGTGATAGGCAGGATAGGTGTTACGCGCATGGTGTGGCCCCCAAGGCGTCGGGGTGACGCGCGCTTACTGTAGCGCGCGTCGGGTTAAGGTCAGGTTAATTCAGCGTCGGTTGCGTACCAATTGCGTTGATCGCGGGCGCCCTGGTCGCGCGCTTGTTCCTCATGGTAGCGGACTAGTTCGCGCCGCTCGCCCATAAGCTTTTCGATTGCAGCATTGCAGCGCGCGCGCTGGACCGGGTCGCGCGTCGTATCGCGGACGTGTTCCTGCCAGAATATGCAGTTGTCGATGGTTTTCGTGTTAGCGGGCATGGTTCCGTTCCTTCTATTGCAGGAGATTGTTTTACATCATGGCGCTTGCGTTGACAAGCGCCATGTGGCGGATCAGCGGACCACGAATCCGCTAGTGTCGCGCTTGGCTTTATTACCTTTGGGTGAAAGCGCCACGACCACGCCGCGCGGGTCCAAGTGGCGCAAGTCATGCTCGTCACCATTGATGGTAGGATAACCGTTCCAAGTGTCGGGGCGCGTATTGGCGAACACTACCGCAACCGTTCCACCGGCTTGCAAAATCTGGACGCATTGCGCTTCATTCAGTTCTGAATGAGAAAAGGTCAGATGGTAGTTTGCCGGGAACTTGCCTTGCGCGTGGGCGAGCGCGCGCTTGAATGATTTGGTGTAGTCCGTGAATTGAACGTCGGGGAACGTTTCCATCATAGTCGCGCCGCTTTCATCGCGAATCGATTCCCATGCGATATCAGTGGAACCATTTGGGCGAATGCAAAGCTTAAGCGCGCCTTTGATGGCTTGCCGCATTGCCGCGCGAATGGCGCGCCACATGTCGCGCATGTAGGCTTTGCGCTGTTTCATGAAGCGGCGCGCCTTGGCGATACGCGATTGAATGACGGAAGGGTAATAGACTGCGGCGCCCGAATGTTCGCCAAGGCAGAGATTGATGCATCCCGGTGACGCATTGCCGCAGAGATTGCCGACACCGGCAAGGCGCGCGGGCGCCATGTAATGGATACCGTTGAGCCATCCGAAAGATTGCGCTTTGGTGGCTTTGGGGTTGTCGACACTGAAAATCCGGTTTTGCATTTTGCTTGTCCTATCGTTTGGGATCATTCGCCCCGTTTCGATTCATTGACACTACACGAGCGATTCGAGCTTGTAAAGCGATGTTTAGCAGAATTGCATAAAAAATTGACTAGAAAAATCGCTATCGTAGCCAAGGCTCAAATCGGCTGAATCCGCCGGGATTGTGGGGGTTTTCCTGCTAAATTGCATTTATATACACTCTACCCTTGTTTAGCTGAAAAATATTCATAATTATACATATATAGAATGTAGTATAGACTGACGCGCGCAACGAGCGACTTAAACCCGCTATGCAATATGTGCAAACGTGCAATTTTTGCCAATGACACTCCCGCGCACCATGCCGCCCACAATGCGTTAGGTGACCTGCTAGCCATGTGCTCATTTGTGCAATCGCTACCAGGGTGCAACGCATGGCGTAACCTGCTAGCCATGTGTGCATTTGTGCAATCTATCGCGCACCAGGGCGCAGCCCCATGCTATGGCCTAGCTTACGCTGTTATTGCCTTGTTTGTGTTGCTATTGCCTAGGTCATGTAGCTATTGCCTAGGTCATGTTGCAACACAAGCATGACAATTCATGGGGCTATTGCTAAGCTCTAGCAGCTAGAGCATGACAATTCATGGGACTATTGCCATGCTTAAGTCTAATAGCCAAGGTCATGTTGTATTGCTAAGGTCAAGCTTGAGGGGGGCCAGGGCCTTGCGCCGCCCGGTCACGGTCACGGAGGGTCCGCAGAAAATTTTTTTTTCAAAACCAAACCAGCCCGTCAGAAAATTTTTTTTTATAATGCAAACGCAAACCGCATGATGTAGAATGTCTTACATGACCTGGCACACGCTCCCACATGAACCACGCAAGCTTCAGGCAACTGAGGCGCGATTGGACGCAATCTATCAAGCCGCGCGTAAAGGTTTGAAGGGCGACAC